ATTCCTCTTAAAATGGATGAACCAAAAACAATTAAAGAAAATTATAATAGTATATTAAATCAAGTTGAAAATCAGAATGGTGGTGGTAATATGAATGAATTTATAAACGTAATGCCCACTGCAACAATGCCCACGGCAACAATGCCCACGGCAACAATGCCCACGGCAACAATGCCCACTGCAACAATGCCCACAGCAACAATGCCAACAATGCCACAAACTGTACAACAAGTTGCCCAACAAATACCAAATCAACCAATGATACTTATACCACAACAAGGTGGACAAATGATTATGCAACCAATTGCTGTTCAACAAAATCCCCAAACTGATATATTAGATAAAAATGTAAATGATCAGATTTTAAATATATTAAACAAAAATAATGTTTTAACTGAATCAAATGATAATAATAATTTTACAATTCATAATCATTCAGCACTCCCACCTCAAAGTGGTGGGAATAATTTCATAAGAAAAAACTCATTTGGAAATAATTCCATAGGGAATAATTCAGCAGGAATACATTCTATTGATCGTACAACGATCGTAAATCCCGTGGGGATAAATCCTGCAGGATTAAATATGATGGGACATGACGCAACTGGGAATAATTCCATTGGGAATAATTCCATTGGGAATAATACTGATAAACGCTCATCGTCCGCTCTTAAACGTATTATTAATGAATCAATTAAACAATCGCAACATAATAACATACAGCGCTCTCACTCAGTCCATAGTGAAATGAAAACAAAAATATTAAAAGAACTAGAAACCGAAACAGTATATAAACCAGAAGAAAATGTCGAAAATTATCAAGATGTCTTTTCAAACAGTGAAATTAAAAATACTATAAATACACAGGATAAGGTTGAAAAGAAAACTCGGGAAAAATTTTTTACTAATTATTTAAATATTTAAGATGAATTTGGTACAGGTGCATTGGTATAAGATGGTAATAATTTATCTAAAATTGCATATACAATTGATACACATAAGGCAACCATTATTATTTCCGTATCAAGAATTGCGTGAGTAGGTATATATCTAATTGCAATAAAGGTAAATAAACCAATAACAATATATTTAATTATTTTATTCATTTGGGTCATTATAATATGATATAAATTTTTTATATATTCTATTATAAAATGATAGTTCCCATAACATTATTCGGTCTTATCATCATAGTATGGCTACAGCATACATATATGAGTGATGACAAAGATAAACCATTATATCGACGCATATTTAATCGCATTAAATTACCTATTATTTATTTATGTATAGTTTGTATTGTTTATTTTTATATACAAATAAACGGTGTACGCACAATACCCATAAAAGTTAAAAGTTTAGTTACTGACCAAAAAGTATTTACTAATATACCACCATTTTAAAAATGTGGTTGTCGTAATTATATTCTTCGAATAGAGTGCGGTCCGCACTTTTCATTTATCGCAACCAGTTTTGTTCGCTAATAGGCACGTACGCACTTGCCTATTACGACGCGCACAAATATAATATTATTTTCACTGCTATATTAATGACAATTAAGAATATTCGCGCTGGGAATAACACCCTAATGATTAATAAATTTGATATAAAAAGTATGCCCGACTTTGTAACCATTGCTATGATTGCTAAACGTGCGTCTGGTAAAAGTTATCTCACTAAAGAAATTTTATTTCATATGCGAGATATTCCAACTACTGTTGCTATTAGTAAAACAGAAAAACTAAATAAATTTTATACTGATTTTATACCTGAATTATATATTTATGATGAATATAATAGTGGAATTCTTGACCGCATCTATCAACGCCAAGAACAACTTGAACTTGATAATGCACGACGACTCCAAGAAGGTAAGCGAATTAAAGACCCCCGTCTTATGCTTATTATGGATGATTGTATGAGTAGTAAGGGAACTTGGGTTAAAGAACAACAGATTTCCGAATTGTTCTTTAACGGTCGCCACTATAAAATGTCTTTTATTCTTACAATGCAATTTTCACTTGGTATTCCACCTGAAATGCGTAGTAATTTTGATTTCATTTTCCTACTAGCAGAAGACTTTATTAATAATAGAAAACGTTTATATGAACATTACGCGGGTATGTTCCCTGATTTTAATACCTTTCAACAAGTATTTCTTGATTTAACTGAAAACTATGGTTGTATGGTTATTAATAATCGTGTCCACAGCAAAAATATCACTGAGAAAGTATTTTGGTATCGTGCTAAAGAACCCCCTAAATTTACTATGGGGTCTAAGAAATATAGAAAATATCACGAAAAGAAATATGATAAGAATTGGAATAAAAAAATAGAAGTGTTTGACCCTTCTATGTTATTATCTAAACGTAAACAAGCATCCGCAATTATTATTGAGAAAATTAAATAAATATTTGTGCGACCCGCCATTCAGAAACGGTCATTTTTAAATGTTATTTAAAAATGCTGTGAAAAAAGGCTTAGCCTTTTTTCAAGGTCTTACCGTTTCCATTGGCTTTGCCAAAAAATGTTCGGGCGCTCTTTTGGTCAAATCCGCAAGGATTTGCTGTGATAAATGCTTCGCATTTATCAAGGTTAGTTTAGAGTTCTTGAAAGAACTCTAAACTCTTCCTTGTAGGATCCGTGAAGATTCGAAAACGGTTTTTATTGACTTTGTCAAAAGATCGCCCGAGACACATTTTAAAACTCCTCCTTGGGACGTTCCATACCCATTGTTTGTTCCTTAAGTTTAGCTTCATTCTCAACACTCTCCTTAAGACGAGTTTCAAGTTTCTTCATATTCTTATCCGCACTTTCAAGGAATACTGTGAGTGATTTAACCTCGTCTACTGTCTTAGCCTTGCTGAGTTTCTTTGTGAGTTCTTCCTTATTTTTATTTTCAGCCTCAATATTCTCATTGATATTATCAATCATCTTCTCTGTCTTACGGAGTTCGTGGAAGAGTGCTGCCTTACGTTGGCTTTCTTCTTGTCCCTTCATAAGTTTATTGAGCATTTCATCCGCATATTCAGACGAACCAGCTTGTGCTGTATTGGGAGCTGGGTCAAAAGGAAGAAAATCACCATTTAATTCCCCAACGAAAATATTAAAACGATTATCTTCTTTTTGAATTTCCGCTGCGCGGGCTTCTGCTTCCTCCTTTGTAGAATATGCCCCGCCAAATCTTATACCCACAACTGAAATATTTTCATCACCATCTTTTTTACGGAGAAAAGAAAAACATCCCCATTTTTGGTCAGATGGGAGACCAGTAATTAGCTTTCTAACATATGACATTATAAATTATAATATGATATGTTTAAATGAATATCTTATTATTTGTGGTGTGCGCAATTCAAAAGTGCAGATTGCACTTTTGAATTATCGCAACCATCTTTGTACGGAACACATTTGGTTGGATAAAACTCGCAACTTTCTGGAAGAATAACGCGTTTTTACAATCTCAAACGATAAATTTTTGTAAAAATTTCTCAAGTTGAGGTTGGATAAAACTCCCACTTCAAATGTCTGCATATTCGTTGCCATATAATATCGTGTTCAATTATTTTAGGTGGTTCAAGTTGTGGTAAATACGGTAATAAATCATCTCTTTCTATCAATTCGCAAGATTTATACATAACATATGGATAACTAATGATATTTTTACGTCCTGTTGGTTTGCAATATTCCCAAGCATCTTGTATACTATCAAACATTTCTAATAATTTATCTTCTGTTTCACGTCCTATTCGTGGTGGTGATATATCAAATACTTTATTAAGAATAAAAGGAATATGTTCATAAAATTTATTATACCCTAATTTTTTTAATATTTCTTGCATTCTATCACGGGTCATCGTTACATTATTCATATTTTTATGTTTATTTAACTCAGAAACAATATTGGAGAAAACATCTGGTGGAATATCTGTAACTTCTTTTGCTTGTAGTTGATTGAGCCATTCTTTATAATGATTTTTACGTCTATATGGTGAATATTCTTTGATTTGTTTATCTTCATCTATAATTACAAACTCCATATCCCCACATGATGGGCAAATATAGGATGATTCTTCTACAACCAATGTTTTTTCAATACTACATTGTTCGCAATATTTAATTCGTTTTGTACCATCATCCTTATTAACCCTCACTCCATCAATCCGTTGACAAAATTTATCAAATAAATCTGCCTTTGTCGTATTGCTTGTATGTAGTTTAACATTATTATTACTCAGTAATTCAAGTATATTTCTAATTTGCGTTGGTTGTTTAGTCTCGCGAATTGTATAATATTCTGTTAGTAAATCTCCTGTTAAATCATAATAATTAATTTCATCCATATTATGTTGTAGATCCTCAATTTCATCTTCAATTTTCTTTTTTTCACATAATAATTCGGCACGTTTCTCCATATCAAAAATAAAGTTCGTTTCGCGTATTTTATCAATTCGATATAATTCATCATTAATATGATTTAACTTTTCATTTAAATTATCAAGTGATTGTTTTTTGTTGTCCATTTGTTTTATCTTTTGACGGTGTTTAATTTCAAGCGTGTTGGTGTCTTTCATATTATGTTGAGTTTTGGGTTGTTTTTTAATCCTAAAATTGGAGGACATTAATATTATGTATATAAAAACCTTTAAATTGCTAAATAATGTATTTAAAAATAAACGAAATTTTTTTATAAAAAACCTTTAGAAAAATATGATATTAAGAAATTTATAAAAAAATATTATAGAAAAATTAAAATTTAAATATTTCATATTTAAAATATTTAAATTTTAATTTTTTTTTCTAAATTAAGTTATAATATGGCCGGAGCTCTTATGCAACTCGTCGCCTATGGTGCACAAGATGTTTATTTAACTGCTGAACCAACAATTACCTTCTGGAAGGCTGTCTATCGCCGCCACACCAACTTTGCCATGGAATCCATGTCGCAAACCCTTAGCGGTACCGCCAACTTTGGCAACCGCGTTGTCTGCCGTATCTCCCGTAACGGTGATTTACTCCACCGCGTCTATGTCAACGCCACTCTTCCCTCCCAAACCTCTGATACTGACTCTAATAACTGGGTCAACCGCGTTGGTTTCTGCCTCCTTAACAACGTTGAACTCCGCGTTGGTGGACAAATGATCGATCGCCACTACTCGCGCTGGATGCACATCTGGACCGAACTTACCCATGATACTGATATGAAGGCTCTCCTTGACAAGCTTGTTGGTCCTAAGGGCGAAGATGGTGCTGTCACCACCTCATCTCTTTCCAGCCTCGACCTCCAAGTCCCCCTTCTCTTCTCCTTCTGCCGCAACCCTGGTCTTGCTCTCCCCTTAATCGCCCTTCAATACCACGAAGTCGAACTTTGGATCCAATTCGAAACTCTTGCTAACTGCCTTGACTCTGGTGCCGGCAACGGTTCCCTCTCCGAAGTCGAACTCTGGGCTGATTACATCTTCCTTGATACCGAAGAACGCAAGGAATTTGCTCAAAAGCCCCACGAATACCTCATCGAAGTCACCCAAAACCAAGAAGCAACCGTTTCTGGTACCAACAACAACAGCATTCGCCTTACCTTTAACCACCCCACCAAGTTTGTTTGCTGGGCTATTCAAACTGCCAACGTTGGTGACAAGTTTACTTGCTTTACTGAATCAACCAACACTGTCAGCAATGTAAACCAAGCCAAACTTAAGCTCAATGGTCAAGATCGCTTCCAAATCCGTGACAGCGCTTACTTCAACTATGTCCAAGCATACCAACACTTTGAAGTTAAGCCCGACCTTGGTATCAACGTCTACTCGTTCGCTCTCCGCCCCGCTGAACACCAACCATCTGGCTCGTGCAACATGTCCCGCATTGATAACATCAACCTTGAAGTCACCCCAGCTGTTGCCACCGCCAGTTCGCTATATGTCTATGCATTCAGCTACAACGTTTTCCGCGTTGCATCTGGTATGGGTGGGTTGGCGTACAGCAACTAAAGTAATTAAAAACCCAAGTCTTAACTATTAAAAACTGAATTAGTTTTGACTTAAAGTTAAATTTATATTATTAATCAATGAATAATAATATAAAACTCACTACAGTGAATAATAGTATGAAACTATCTATATGTAATATAGATTTTGACCTCGATGAAAATCATATTATTAAAATAGTAAATGAACATGTAAAATGGACTTTTGATGAGAAACAAAAATGGACATTAAATTATAAGTGTAAATACCCATTTTATATTAAAAATAATAAAAAAATATATTTAATAGATTACTTATTTGATACATTAAATAATAATATTAAATTTAGTGATAATAATAAATACAATCTTAAAGCAAGTAATATTATACTCGTGCCTATAACACATAAATATAGTAATATTATAAATAATATTTATAATGTAATAGAATATTCAAATGGTCATTATAGATATGAAAAATTTTATAATCCTTATTGGATTATAAAAGATAATGAAATAAAAAAATATATATTATATTGCAATAATAATATTTTTATTAATATTACTGAAATACAATATAATAAAATATTGGATTATGAGAAAATAATAAATTTTAAATTATCGTGGAATTATCTATTTACAAAAAATAAAGGTATTATTATGGCAAAATACAAAAAAACCAATATATATATTAAAAATATTATAACTGATTTTACTGACGATAATATAAAGCACCTTAATAATAATATACTAAAACCTTTAATAAATTATAATATATTAGAATCTAATAATTGTTCATATAATATTGCTAAGAAAAATCGTAAAAATTTAAAACATATGAAGCAAGTACATAAAGCACTTGCAGATAAATTTCAAATATTAAAAGTATATAGAGGACATATTAACATAATTGGAACAGATGCATATGTTGAGAAAAATAGGATGTGGAAAATAAATGATAATGGACAAATTAAATATTTAATGTATTGTGAACCGAATCAATTTGTAATATTATGTAAAAAATCAATTAAAAAAATTAAAGAATATGAAAAAAATTATAAGAAAAATATAACGTGGTATATAATCTCAAGTGGATATGTTTATAGTAGTTGTAATTTATCAATTCATCAAGCAATTATGGACCACTTTGGACACGGAAAAGGAACATCCGAAACAAGCGTTGACCATATTGACAGAAATCCACTTAATAATATGTATTCAAATTTACGATTAGCCACAAGAGAAGAACAAGAACAAAATTCAAAAGGTATTATGGATGATACTAAACGTAATCGCAAACATAATGCCAAACCACTACCCGAAGGGATTACTCATGATATGATGGCTAAATATGTTGTATATTATAAGGAATGCTACAATAAGGAAAAACAATTATATCGTGAATTTTTTAAAGTAGAAAAACATCCTAATATGCTAAAACCGTGGGCAACGACAAAATCAGGTGCAGTGTCTATTATTGATAAACTAAACTATGCAAATGAAAAAGTTGCTGAATTAAATGCTATGAATAATGATGCATAATTTTTCCTATCCATTATAATGAAAGCAAAAATATATAATTATCTAAAAAAATATTACATCCACAATCCCAATAAATTTAAAAAATTACTCGATTGTAAGACAGAAGATGATATAGTTATTACCTTTAATAAATTATGGGGAAAAGAACACGGCGGATTATTTAGAATTGATGAACCTTTTAATCCACCCGAAATATTACCTCATATGAAAAATAACCGTATAATAATTACCGATACCGTGAACATTATATTTTAAGCCTATGGGGACAAAAGATAAAATTATTAAAACAATTCATACATAGCGATAAATCAATGTATTCTTGAACTCACCAATAACAGGTTTAAAATTAACGCAATTACAATCAAAATATAAACTTTCTGGCACAATGTCAAAATTACAATTAAAGCATTTGTGTTCCTTATCCCAAAAAGTAAATTTTTCCATCCTGTCATTTTCAATTATATGGGAATTAAAAATGAAAATCATATTATAGAACTTATAAATCATATACACCAATTTAAAACCACTATCTGGAACATTATGTGTATATTTATTAATGTATTTCATCTTGGTGATATCAAAATATGGAACCGGTTCAATTATATCATCTGAAAAAATAATAAATGGCACTTTGTAATAATATCCTTCATTAGAGAGGAAAGGACACCATTTTATACAATCCAGAATACATATTGTATATTTTGGCGGGATATTTGGTTTATAGAAGTGAATATTAACAGTTTCATTAAAACGAATAATAGAATCACTATTTATATTTTGCCAATATGTTTTATTATAAAGACCGGATGCTTTATAGTAGCCAACCATCTTATACTTTACCATAAAATCCATCATCAAATCTGAATTCATACAATTATACCACACATCACATTTATTTCTTATAAAAATAGTTTCGATACTAGTACGACCATCATATGTGGTGTGCGCAATTATATTCTTTATCGCGAAGCGATATAATAGAGTGCACTTATTCCGAAGGAATTATGCACTTTTGACTTGTCTATTATAATTGCTTTGCAATAATAGCAATATAACAAAAACGAAGTTTCGTTATGTTTGCTGATTCGCAAGTCTGCACACTATTATATCGCGAAGCGATAAAGAATATAATTGCACCGCACACAAATGCTTCGCATTTATCACAGCAATCCCTTTCGGAATTGACAAAAAGAGCGCCCGAACATCTTTTGGCGAAGCCAATGGAAACGGTAAGACGGGTCGCACAATTATTTAAACTCCACAGATGATATATCTCTGCGCATGTCAATATCAATATCACCATAAATTAATCCTGCTTGCGATCCTAATATTAAACCACTTTCTTCAAACATATTATATTTTGTTCCATTAACATCCAATTGTTTTTTAGAGACTGTTAACCCTACTTGTAATGCAGGAGTTCTTGCCAATTTAATTACTTCTCTTTCAAAAATATCATATAATCTTCGTTTAAACATTTTAATATGTGAAATAGAACATAATGAAATATGTGGTGTCCATGTTCCGATACCATAATAATAAGATGGTACTGCATAAATTTCAATTGGTGAAGTTATACCAGGTCCTGATATAATACGTGAAACAGTATAGTTTTGTAAAATAACTCGATCTAATTTATAACCATATTGTCCATATATATCACGTATATGATTATAAAATAATGTTCTAAATTGTGAAATAATATTTTTATGTGCAGGATCATTTACTTTTAATACTTTACCGAGCCATTCACCTTTAATAGTATATGTATCTCCGATTGATCCATCTCCTAAATGTATTCCAGAAGTTTTAAATGTAATATGATAAAAGTACTTAACTGCTTCTTTTATTTCAGATTTAATATTACCAGTCCCATCTAATATAATTCTTTTAATATTATCAGGTACATTTAAAGATACTAATATATTTAATAAAGTAATATGAAGCATATAACCATTATCCTGATCATCCAATAAAAGATCTTTATTTTTTTGTAATAATCTATGTGTAGCTGAGCGTGGATCTAAATAACAAAAGATATTACATGATTTTTCACTTCCTTTCCCCATCTTATCATAAAAATATCCGCCTGCGGTTTGATTTAAATATTTATTTTTATATTTTAAATATTTTAATTTATAATCCATTATAATGGATTATAAATTAAAATATTTAAAATATAAAAATAAATATTTAACATTGAAGAAATAAATGAATGGTAATGAATTTATTCAAACCGGTGGTAATGAATTTATTCAAACCGGTGGTAATGAATTAACCTTATTTAATACGGTACCAGTTCGCGGTAAAAGAACATTTTATATTTACACAACTGGGATGGACTATGATAAATCACTAGAGAGATGGACTTATTATATTAGGAATAATATTATTGATAATATATTAACATCATATGATAGAATTATTATTTATCATAGTGATATAATGTTTTATACGGATAATGAAGATGAAAAAATAGAAAAGATGTTTTCATATGAAAAATTTATTCAAAATGATATTAAGCATCGGAAAATATATAGTTCAACGTTCACTTATCTGCCTCTTAATTTCCAAGAATTACATGAACGTCATGGTGGAAGAAATTATATCGTATTAGATTGTGCTCACGTTGTAAAATATATATTCCCAGCTGATAAATATGATAATATGGTTTATTTACAATATTATGGGGACGGAGAACAAACCCCACCTTTTTATCTAAATAGTGTTTATATTGGTGTTATTGGTAATGAAGAAGATCATTATAATGATCTCATTATGACGAATAAATTATTTAAGGTAATTGATGGGGAAGTTATAACTTATATTAAAACATTATTTGATAATCATCGTTATTTATTTACAAGAAATGAATTATATATAAATTTACCACAATTAATATATGAACCAATGCTTGCAAGATGTAAACGTGCATTAGAAGCAGAATGGAAAGCACGTTATGGTGGATTATTTAATAAAATAAAACACATAAAATATGATTTAGTCGATTTTGATGATATTTATAACCATGTGCTAAAAAATAATTCCCCCACAACTTTAATATTAAATTTATATCTAGAAGATAATGCATTAAATGAAGATACTATTTATGGTATTACAATGGATAATATGTGGTGTGCGCAATTCAAAAGTGCAACCAGTTATGTTTGGTGATTCGCAAGTCTGCACTCTATTATATCGCGAAGCGATAGAGAATATAATTGCACTGCACACATATGTGGTGTGATGGCTATTTTCTATCCACATTAATATGAAACATCAATACCGTCGAAATTATATTTTCTCTCTACCGACACTCTTTAATTTTTATGAAAATTGAGAGTGGACGATACATTGATGTTGTTTATCCATATAAACAATCTTATGGCAATGTTCGCATTGGATTGTCATACCCGCAATAATTCGAATGGCTGAGCGTTGCCCACCATCTAGTGGTGTAAATCGGATAACTTTTGTAAATGGCTCCTTATTATTATGTGTATCCTGGATAATGTAAACCAGATTTGGATAATAATCATCTGAAACAATAATATTATAAGTATGAAGACGGTCAATCTCACCATCTTCCATAATGGCAATAGCGCGATTATATACCATACTAGGAACAATAACATATCGCCCCATAATCATCTCGTGCATATCAACCATTGCCAATGACCACAGTGCACCACAATGATGTATCCCGAATGAATAATATGTAATATCCGGGATATTCAGAATATCATTAATATCAGTAATAATATTAATCTTACTAGTATCAAGCTTATCTGCAAGATGCGTAATAAAATGATGATATTCATCTTCTGTTGTAATCTTATCAAGATACAAATAGATATGTGGTGTGCGCAATTCAAAAGTGCAATCTGCACTTTTGACTTGTCGCAACCACATCTGTTTATCAATACTATTAATCTTATCAATCATACGATAAAATCCAGATCCACGTGAGACAGCAGAAAATGAATGACTTATAATGATCGCGTTTGGCGTAACATACATACTCGCCATTTTCTTATTTAATTGCTTATCATAAGGAATTGAATAAGTCTTAAGATATTCCGTAATAGACGACATTATATATAGTATATTTATTTTTCAAATTATTTTTCAATTTTTTTTTCAATTTTTATTTAATATGCCATATTATAAGAATATTAATACACTATTTATTCATATCCCAAAGACGGGTGGCTCTTCATTGGAAAATTATCTACAAAATAAATCACCGCAAACTTTATTTAGTGGACCAGTAAATGATATTATGCCACATGAACATCTTAAAAAAATATCATTACAACATCAAACCTTACATCATATTTGGAAATATAAAAAAATATTAAATGTTAATTTTAATAATCTTACCATATTAACAATTGTAAGAAATCCATATGATCGTATAATAAGTGATTTATTTCATTTTAACCTTATTAATATTAATACACCACCAAATAAAGTATGTGAAATTATTAAAAAATATATAAAAAGAACAGATTTAGATAATCATAATATACCCCAATATAAATTTATATGTGATGCAAACGGAAATATAAATACTTATATTAAAAAAATAAAAATGTTTAAAACAGAAACTCTAACAAAAGAATTACATACATATGGGTTTACAGATTATAAAAGACCAGATAAAGTAAATAATTATATGCAATATCTTAATA